ACAGATCGAATTTTTGTTGAAGCCAATGAGTATCTAAGCCGCATGGAGCCAGTGGGAATCTATCAATTTCCTCAGTATTTCAACGTTTCAGAGGCTACAAGTTGGGTCGAAAAGGGCGCAATCCAGGTGCAAGAGCTTTTCTACCGGCTCATTCAGCGCTCAAGGGACTACTTTGGAGCGGCTATTTGTGTGGGCACAAACGCCTTTTACTTGCGCCAAGCGCTCCGAGACATCGGCGGTTTCTACCAGATTGGGTATTCAGAAGACCTTCACAACGGCTTTAAGATGCTCTCTCGCGGCTGGCATTTGAAATATGTGCCAAAGATTGTGGCCTCGGGCGTGTGTCCTAACACTGTTCGCCAGTTTTTCTCTCAGCAATATCGCTGGTGCATGGGCTCGATGTCGCTAGTGCGAACAAAAATGTTTTGGCAGGCAAAGATAACGCTCGCTCAACGGCTTTGTTACCTATCAGGCTTCATGTACTACTTGGCCACAGCGTTTTTCCCGCTCTTTGTGATCGCGCCAGGCGCTATCGTTCTTGGGTTTTTTCCAGAGCATGTGCGTGCTTACAATTGGCTGTGGGCGCTGCCTAGTTTCATATTCGGCACGCTGTATTTAAATCTTTGGAGCCAGCAAGGCTTCTCTTTTGCTGCAATCAAAGCTCGCTCTGTCCAATACTGGGCGCACTTGTTTGCATTCTTTGACATTTTGCGCGGCAATCTCATGGAGTGGGTCCCAACAGGAGGATCTGTTAATGGTTCATCTCGTTTTTCAACTTATCGTTTTCTTAGTCTTTGTTTGGGCCTGTTTAATCTTTGCTTGGGAGCATATTTGATCAACAAAAACTCTGGCCAGATCCCTTATTATGAGATGATTCCATACGCCTTTTTTAACTTGTTTCACAGCTTTGTACTTTTGAGGGCACCATTCAGTGGCAAAGTATCGAGCACCAACCAATAAGTTGGGTCATGTTCTTTTGACGCTAGCTGAACAGGCGCAAATCAGAAAGCTCTATAAGATGGGCAATGGGATCACAAAGATTGGTCGCATATTGCACATTCCACACAATCGCGTGCGTGGTTTTTTGCATGAGAACGGTTTGATTAGAAACAAGGAGCAAGGCTTTCGCATCTCTATGGCAAAACGCAGGACAACTCCTAGAGATTGGCCAAAATATCCTCTCGAGAGAGTTAGAAAAGATCTGTCTAATTCCAAGGGTGAGTGGGTTTACTGCGATATAGACTCTATTGCTAAAGAATATGGAGGGGATGACGATGGCGGGTCAACGTAACTCCATTGCGCTTTTCTTGTACGAGAAAAACACAATTAAACAGCAAATTTGCTTGGCGCAGCTAGCTGCAACGAGAAATCATCAGATTGAATCGCTGCTGTTTCAGGGATGGAAGGCGCTTAATTTTCCAAAGCCCGTCTACAACATTGGGCTAAGAGACATTGTTTTGCCAGATATTAGGGGCTGGATGGATGCTTTCCCTGGCGTGACTGTGATTAGCTGTGAAGATCACAATGATTTAGCCCCGGTGCTTGAGATGCAAAACGCCAGCATGGGCGTCATTCTTGGCGCAAGAATCATCAAGCAACACATCATCGATTGCTTCCCTAAGGGCATTATCAATATTCATCCAGGCGCGCTGCCAGAGAATCGTGGGCTAGATAACTTCAAATGGGCGTTGTTTAAAAACATCCCCATGAAGATCACGGCTCACTTGATTGATTCGGCGATTGATCGGGGTCGTAAGATCTGTGAACTGACAGTGCCGTTGTTCAAGACTGACACGATTGATTCTTTTCACGCTCGAATGATGTTTGCTCAGGCCAACGTTATGGAGCAGGCCATTGAATTAGTGAGTTTGTCGACAGATGTAGAAAAAGACTTCCCGCCATTTGTGGATCATGGGGTTTATCACAAAACGATGCCAGAGGATTTGGAGCGAGGGCTCTATGAGGCCTTTGAATCCTACAAGAAAAGGTTTGGGTTAAGCGTATGATGGGCCTTATTGCAGTTATTGCCATTACAACTCTCTCGATTGCTGCATTTTGGTGGGTCAATGAAAACTAAAAAGAAGAAAAAGCCTCAGCGCACAAGGCTTGATTTCCCGAGCTTTTATTTGGATGGGGTCAGGCGAAAAAACGGCTGGTCTATTAACGTGATACGACGGCGAGATGGTTTGCATTTGGCGACTTATCCGACGACTTGCTCGTGGGAATTGTCGGAGCTTTATCACTGGATGGATTATTGGGAGTGGCTATGCTCAGAGAACAGAAAAGAAACGTGGTTCTTATATCTGGAAAGCAGGGGTCTGGAAAGACTACATTGGGACGATCCCTTGCAGAAGCGCTTAAAAGAGCAAAAAGAAAAAGCGTTACAAAAAAGTTTGCGTCGCCACTCTACGAGATTCAGAGGCTTGTTTACGAGGCGCTTAATGAAAAAAGTGGAGGAAAGATTCAAGTTGTTTCAAAGGACGGTGAATTCCTCCAGCTCATTGGAGCGTGGGGACGCAAAAGATTTTCTAACTACATTTGGGCCGGATTACTGAGAGATGAAGTGGACATGTTTTTGAATGAAAATCCTGACGCTTGGGTTATTGTAGACGACTTGCGACATGAGGAAGAGTTTGAAGCGTTCCCAGATGCATGGACTGTCAGGCTTGAGGCTCAAGAGGCTACGAGAAAGCGTAGAGCGGAGTCTTGGCGCGAGAACACCGAGCACGAGTCAGAGATTGGGCTGGATAAGTTTTCGGATCAAGGAAAGTTTGATTTTTACTTCGCCACTGAAGGACGACGGCCAAGGGCTGTTGCTGAAGAGTTGATGAAGTTGATGGGGGTTGAATGCCACTGATGAAGAATAACTTGCCTGACATTTATATGGGCGGATTTAAGACAAAGGGGAGCAAGAAAAAGAATGGAAAAAAAGGGAAAAAGTCTAAAGGCGCTAAAGGCTCAAAAAAATAGCCTGTATCGAAACATCAACATTAAAAAAAAGACGGGAAAGTCCAAGCCCAAGTCCAAGTCGACTGTTTCGGCTCAAAGCTGGGCTTCTATGAAGGCTGGCTTCCCGAAGTCAAAAAAGCGGGCATAATAGTTAGGGCTCCAAGGAAGAGCTCTATCTAAGATGACAAAGAAAAAACAAATAAGGACTGCCGATGTGGTCAACGGCTGGACTGCGACTGCAAAGCAAGTCAAAGCCAACCCTTTGCTGCATAGGATTGCTCCTGGCACATCGAAGACTAAAGAAGACCGGCTCGTGGAGGCGCTTGATCAGAAGAGAATGATTGAGCGTTACATGGAGCACGTTGAGCCGCTGTTGCGCGGCAAGATGGATGTGCAAAGTTTCTTTGGCGCGATCTCTCCTCGCATGGCTTCTCAGCTCTATGATCTGGCTGTTAACGGTGATTCTGACAAAGTGAAGCTCGATGCAATCCGTGACATCTTAGATAGGGCAGGATTTTCTAAAGTGCAGAAGGTGGCGATGGCCACAGCGTCGGCCAATGATCCCAAGGACCAGCTAGTTAGCATGATCGAGGGCTTGGTTAACAAGTCAAAGGACATGCCAATTGAGATTGTCGATGACGAAGAAGATAAGGGTTAAGCGCTCAGACCTGCTCAATCAGAGCGGGCACGAGTTAGTTAGCCTCATCAGAAAGCTTCAAGAAGTTGACCAGTCTCAAAAGCAAAAGAGCCTAGATAACTATCTCTCAACGGCTCACTTAGGCCAGCTCGCGTTTCACAAAGCACAAAAGCGAATCAGGCTAGTGTTTTCTGGTAACAGGTGGGGGAAGTCGACAGCTGGTGTGGTTGAAATGCATTGGACTCTGTCGGGTCGCCATCCTTTTAGGAAAGCTGCGATCCCTAAAAAGGGACTCATTATTGCGACTGACTTTGAAAACCATGTCAAAAACGTCATTGAGCCTAAGATGACTCAGTGGGCTCCTCCTGGGATGATCACAAAGGTTGATCGCAATCAGCAAGGAGCGGCAAGGCGCTTTTACTATTCATGTGGATCGATCTGCGATGTTGTCTCGCAGGACCAGGACACAGACGTTTTTGAATCAGCTGATTATGACATTGCATGGGCCGATGAGCCGCTACCTCGCCACATCTTCAACGCTGTTTGGCGGGGCTTAACTGATCGCGGCGGATATTTCTATTTTACAGGCACGCCGATCACTGAACCCTGGCTTTATCAGGAGTTTAAAAAGGCCCAAGAAGGCGATGAGCTGAGGTGGGCTGTCTTTGGAAACACTATTGAGAACGCTCAGAACATTGGAGAGGGAGATGCGGAGCTTGGCAAAAAGCGCGTTGAAGAGTTTGCCGCCATGCTTGATCCCGAGGAGCGTTTGGCGCGTCTTGAGGGGCAGTTCCTTCAGATGCAGGGCTTGGTGTTTAAGAATTGGAAGCGAGAGACTCATCTTATTGCTCCCTTTTCTTGGCCTGCTGACTGGCAGATCATTGAGTCAATCGATCCCCACCCAAGAAAGCCCTGGGGCTATGCTGCCATTGGTTTGACTCCTAATAAGAGAAAAATCCTTCTTTATTCTGAGCTCATTGAAGGGGTGATTGATGAAGTGGCGCAAGGGATCATTGCCGCAAGAGAGTCTTTGGACATTGAGCATGGTCGAAAGCCTAAGATCATACGTACCCTAATTGATAACTATGCATCGGCTCCACTTATGAGTCGCTCAAACACGGACCCTACTGCAAGACGAAAGTCGATTCGGGAGGAGCTCGAGGATTTGATTGGTGCTCGCTACGGCGGAGTGCCTGTGACTGTTGCTCCAAAAGACGTGAAGCAAAAAATAGATATAATGAAGCGCTGGTTACATAAGCCAGATGATGGCGACCCAGAGTTTTTTGTTTTCGATACTGCAGAGAATGAACGTTTTGTTTGGGAGATTGAAAACTACATCTGGGACGCTAAGCGCGGAATGCTAAGGAACGGACTAAAAGATCAGCCAAGGAAGATCGATGATGATTTGATTGATTGCGTCATGCAAGTGGCTCTCACGTTAAAAGATAGCGGCGAGGTGCCTGAAAGCTTTAAATCCATAAAAAATACGGCAAGCTATACAGGTCGTTACAGAAGCGGGGGTCTAAATGGCAGAAGAGTTTAAGGAGATCAAGGAAGAGTCGGCGCGTTATCGATCCAGGCCGATTGAAGAAATTGATCAAGACTACATCAAGAATCGCTGCCTTGGTTCTTATAAGGATGGTCAAAGGGCTCGCGAGGAATTCTTAGAGCGTCGCAATCAGTGGACGATGAACTGGCGAGATTTGAACCCTCAAGCGCCAGAGGGTCCTTGGGAGAACTCATCAAACTTCCACGTCCCAATGACTCTGACCTATGGGAAATCAATTCACGCACGTCTCTGGCAGCTTTTCTCAGATGAAGCCAACTTCTTTGGAGTAAAAGCCAAGCGAGAGGCGTTTGAGTCAAAAGAGCCCGCCATCAAATCATTCATGCAGTACATCTTGAGCGCTTATGCCAATGATCGCACCGGCACCAGAGATGTTTTTGATGAGTGGCTTTGGGATAACGTGTTTGAAGGAAGCGGCTATCTCAAGCTTTATTGGGGTAGGACTGTTAACGAGTACACAGAGATTGTGCCTGTTCTTGAGGTGCAAGATAAATTTGTAATTGATCCAGCTAACGTGACAGGAGTGACTGAGAGTGAAACTAAGCTTATCGAAAAGGAAGAGGATCGAGTTGAAGTCCTTGAAACTCCGCATATCAAACGAATCCTGCTAGAGGATGTTGTTATGCCGGTGGGTCACAATGACCCGCACACGGCTCCATGGGTTGGCCACAACCTTTACATGACCGATGAGGACCTAAAAGTTAGGGCTGAGTCTGGCAAGTTCATCAAAGAGCAAGTTGAAAAGGCGATCACCTACCGGGTGCGCGTTGAAAACGAATCTGACACTGAGTTTGAGATCAAGCGAGATCGAAGGCGAGCAGATGGCTACTTTGATGACGTAGGTTACAGGCAAGACGAGCAGCACATTGTCGTTGAGTGGTATGGCAAGGCTTACGTCACGCCAGAATATAACCAAACGATGCCAGATGATTTGAAAAAACTTCCCCGTGAAGTTGTCGTCTGGATTCACTACGCATCAGGTGAGATTCTAGGCTGGACGTATCTTAAGACGATTTCTCCCTCAGGAATTAGACCGATCTTTAAGGCTGACTTCATCCGCTTCCCCAATCGTGAAAATGGGGTTGGTGTTGCCGAGGCGCTTGATTCTATTCAGAGAAACCTCAATGCCATGTACAACTTG